GAAAGAGGCGGAAGAGGACCTATGCCGAATACCTGGCGGGACGCAATTCTCAGACGATCCCAGAACTGACTGCCATGCAAAAGGCGTTTCAACTTTACAAATCCTATCTCGTTGAGTTTGGATTGACACCGGCTTTGAGGAATCGAATTGAGCTACCGGAGCCAAAAAAAGACGAAGAGGATCCTATCCAGAGGATGTTAGATGAAAAGTGAGAGGATACTGCGCGACCTGGTTATATTTATTCTCGTTTTGCTGGCGGCTGTCATGACAATACAGTATTCGGCTGCTCAGTATATGAACGATGTTCTCTCTGGCAAGCAAGTAACCTGCAAATGGGTCAAGCTCGCCGTAAAGCGTCAACTGAACGACCTGGAGAGAGTGCAGAAAGATGATCCCGATTTCCCGTTTTATTTCGATGAAGAAGAGGCCAAGCGGGTTATCGATTTCAAGCAAGCCCTTCGCCATACACAGGGAGAATGGGCGAATCCGAGACTGCATGACACGCGGATCCGGCTCGAGCCCTGGCAACAGTTCATCGATTGGGTTTTATTTGGATGGCGCCGTAAGTCGGATGGATGTCGTAGATTCACTAAAGCCTATATCACGGTAGGCCGTAAAAACGGGAAAACAGTAGATGCGGCGGCGACCGCCAATTACTGTTTTTTCACCGATAGTCCTAAAGAGATAGGACCAGAAATATATTTCACGGCGACGAAAAAGGATCAGGCAAAAAAAGCATGGGATGAGGCTCAGCGTCAAATCGAGCGGCATCCGGCTCTCGACAATCGATCCAAGCATTACAAACAGAATCATACAATCGTTATTCCGGGAACGGCCTCAATTATGCGGCCTCTTAGCAAGGATTCTAAAACCGAAGATGCTTTGAATCCCCATTTCGTCGTAGTCGATGAGTATCACGCTCATGCCGATAATTCGATGCTCGAAGTTATGGAATCCGGTATGGGAGCTCGTAGGCAGCCGATGATTTACATCATTACCACAGCAGGTTTTGATAAAAACTCGGCCTGCTATCAAGAAGAACAACTCCTGGCTGAAAAGATTCTTGAACGATCGATAGAACCGATTCCTGAAAATATCTTCTGCATCATCTACACACTGGATGAGAAAGATGATTGGGCCGATCCGAAAACATGGATCAAGGCGAATCCCAATTTGGGTGTATCTGTTGAATGGAAATATCTCGAAGATCGAATCAAATTAGCTCTTATCTCGCCAGCGAAACAGAATAGAATCATCACGAAAAACCTCAATATCTGGACTCAAGCGGAGACTCGCTGGATTCTCGACGATGTTTGGAAGGCATGTGAATCTCCGATAGATCCCGGAGAGCTCACTTTTCTTCCTTGTGTTCTGGGGAAGGATCTTTCGGCTTCTCAAGATATTACAGCCCTCGCGCTTTGTTTCCTTCCAACAAAAGATGAAGAACGATTTCAGTTTCTCTATCGATTCTTTATCCCGGAGGAAAATCTTATCGAACGGGAACGAAAGGACAAGGTTCCTTATTCGTATTGGGTCAAGCAGGGATTGATTTACACCACTCCGGGAAATGTCATCGATTACGATTTTATCGAACAGCAAATCTTCGAAGATGCGAAAAAATACCAGATTCTCGAAGTTGCCTACGATCCGTGGAAAGCCCAAGAAATTGTCAATCACTTGAGCGAAGCCGATTTTACGATGGTTCCGATAAATCAACGATTTTCCGGTATGGCGATGCCAACGGATACATTCGAAAGAAAAGTTCTGGCGAAGGAAATAGCTCATGATGGCAATCCTATTATGAGATGGATGATCTCCTGTACTGAGGTAAAGAGCGATCGCCAGGGTAACATCATGCCGATGAAGCCGCGACGGGAAGCGACGGGAAAACGTATAGATGGTGTAGTGGCCTCGATCATGGCTCTAGGCAGGGCGGTTTTGCTATACGACGCCCATCCGGAGCATTTCGTAAATGATCCGACTCCCAAACCTCCTGCTGCGGGTATGAGAAGTATGGAATTCTAATGGCAAGCAAACGGTTCTCGATCAAATCTATAATCTCTTCGTTTCGAGGGGCGGAGAAGAAAAGGCGCATTCCCCACGGGAAAGAGATCGGTGTCGCCGGCAACACGGGACACTGGGGATATGCCAATACGGGTGAGTACCTCCGAAAACTAGACGGAGCGGCCGGTCGGGTGATTTACGACAGAATGCGGCGTAACGACCACCAGGTCAAGGCGGTGTTGGGCGCCATCACGCTACCGATACGGCAGGCCGACTATTACATGGAACCTGGAAGCGAGGAGAAAGGGGACGTAGAGATCGCAAAGATACTCGAGAAGGCGCTGCTTGAGGAGATGACGATAACCTGGGACGATACGGTCCGTCATGCTCTGTTGATGCTGCCTTTCGGGTTTTCCGCTCTGGAAAAGGTCTACGAATACCGGGACGGCCTGATTCTTCCCCGAAAGCTGGATCCGCGTCTTCCTCAATCGGTTACCGGCTGGAAGTTCGACAAAGATAAAAATCGTCTCACACACATGGTGCAGCAGGGTACAGACTGGAAAGGAATAGAGATCCCGATCGAAAAACTGCTCGTCTTTAGCACGGAAAAGGAAGGCGACAATTGGGAGGGGATTCCGATTTTACGACCCGCGTACAAAGGGTGGTACATCAAGGACACGCTGGAAAAAATCAACTCGATCATGCACGACCGCTGGGGCGCGGGGATCCCGGAGATGACAGTTCCGAAAGGTGTAGAACGGGGAAGTGATCCGTGGAAAGAGGCCGAGAAGCTTCTCGAAGATATTCACGCGAACGAAAAAGCTTACGTGTTGAAAAATGAAGGATGGAACTTTCAGGTTATCGGCGGCAAAGAAGGAAAAGGAACGGACGTTCTGGGCTCGATAAAATACTACGACGGAGCGATCGCTACGGCCATGCTTGCTATGTTCATCAGTCTCGGGACCGCGAAAGCCGGCAACAGGGCGCTAGGTCAGACTTTCTTCGATGCCTTTCTCATGTCGATCCAGGCCTGGGCGGATTATATCGCCGAGGTAATAAACCGATTCTGTGTGCGCGAGCTCGTGGATTTGAATTGGGAAGTTGAGCACTATCCGACATTCAAAGTCAAGCGCGTGCAGAGTCTTGCCCTGGAAGCCATCGGCTACCTGGTGCAGACCGGGGCGCTGAAATGGAGCGAGGTGCTCGAGAACGATCTCCGAGGAATACTGCGGATGCCGAAGCGGGATTCTGAGGAAGAAGATGAGGAAGAGGAGGAGGAGGAGAAAGAAAATGCCGTATCCGAATGAACATGCCTGTCGGCTCAAGGATCCTGCAAAATACGATAAGTTTGCTCGTGAAAACTGCGAACAGAAACACGACGGGAAATGCATCGATGTGATTTACGGCATTAAAGAGAATAAAAGCGAGATTCAAGCCTATCGATATGACAAAGAAGTTTGGACGGAAGCAGATGCAAAAAAGCATTGCCAGGAGCATGATGGTATGTTCGAGCCGGCCGGGGAGGAATCCGATATGATCAATTTCCCTGAAAAACCAAAACAGGAAAAATTAAAATGGTATGCGATCGAAACGAAAGACGACGTGGCCGAAATCTCGATTTTCGATGAAATCGGCGGCTACTTCGGAGTTACACTAGATGAGTTTAAGAAAGATTTTGATGCGATCAAGAAAAACAAACAAGTCAAGCTCTTTCTTAATTCTCCAGGTGGAAACATCACCGATGGGATGGCCGTATACAATCTGCTATCAGGAATCCGATCAAAGTTGAGCGTTGAAGTCTTGGGTGTCGCAGCCTCTATCGCTTCAGTTATTGCACTGTCCGGAAAAGAGCTAGTAATGGGCGAAGGATCGTATCTCATGATTCACGATCCCTGGAGTTGGGCGATTGGAGACGCAAAGGAGATGCGCCGAATCGCCGACGTGCTCGACAAGATGGGCGGTCAACTGGCGAACATCTATACCAGGAATTCCAATCTGATGAAAGAGGAAATCATCGAAAAAATGAAAGATGAAACCTGGTTCACGGCAGAGGAGGCGGTGAAGGCGGGTTTCGCCGACAGCGTAGTGGAATACGGACAGGTGGCAGCACTGGCCTTCGACGTGACAAAGTTTGGTTACAACAACATACCGGACAAAATCAAACAGCTGGCGGCAAAAGCCAGGGAGCAAAACAAACAGGTAACTATTCCCGCTCAGGATAGTGGGGATAAATCAAATAACACGGGAGGGGACGAAGTGAAGAGTCCTAAAGATCAATTAGCTGAGGCACTCATCGCTATTGATGATGAAGAGCTTCAGAAAATGGTGGACGATCCTTGGTATGCACAATCCCGAGAAAGGATCGTCAAGATCTTTGGATTTGAAGAGCGCGAGGCGGAGAAAGCCGAGCTCAGCAAATCCATAGAAGATTTGCAGAAAAAGGTTGCGCTGCAGGATGAGAAGATAAACCTGCTGCTCAATGAAAAACAAGAAGCTTCGAAAGAACTCGCCGATCTGAGAGCGAAGAACGCCAAGACGGAAAAACGCCGGATAATCGAAGAGGCTCTTTCGGAAGGGAAGATAACCCCGAAAAACCGGGTGCGATGGGAAGAACAGTACGATCGGGATCCCGAAGGGACAAGGAAGCTCCTGGAGAAACAGGAGCCGGTCGTAGACTTCTCCACACATGGAACCGGCGCTGGCGGTGATGAATCCTCGCTGAACGAAGAGGAACAGGAGATGGCCACCAAAGCGGGGTTGGACAAAGAGACAGTGGCAAAATATGGCCCGAAAGAGAAGGAGGAATAATTATGGCAGCACTAACGGCTGATAGAGGTTATGCAGTATCCGGCCTGACTGAGATATTGCACGGGAAGCTGACGGAATCCGACACCTACTACAAAGGCGCTATGGTACAGTTCGACAAAACGACCGGTCTTGTAAAAGTAGCTGCGGATGTCGCGGGCGAAGGCGTTGTCGGCGTTCTCAAGGCAGGCCAGGTTGTCGGAGCGGGAGTAAATCCAGACTGCGAGATCGAGAGGGGTAAAATCTGGATCCCGCATACGGGAGCCGCCGTGACCGATGTGGATACTTTCGTCCATGCTGCGGATGACGGGGATATCCTCTTGATGGCAGCTCAGGTCGGAGACCCCTGCGGACGCGTGCTCGACTGGAAGACCGGATTTCTACTCATAGATTTCCGCCAGCGGCTGCCCAAGCTCGCTCTAACCTAAGGAGGGAGGAACACTATGGCATTAACAGCTGACAGAGATTACGCGGTATCCGGGCGGACCGAGATACTCCGTGGAGTGTTAACGGACGCCGTCATCTATTACAAGGGCGGGATCGTCGCCATCGTCGCGGGATTGATCGTCAAGGCGGCTAATACCGCAGGGCATACACCGATCGGCGTTCTCAAAGCCGGTACCAGGGGCGTGGCCGCCGCCGTCGGGCAACAATGCGAGATCGAGAGAGGTAAAATCTGGATCCCGTTAGCAACAGGAGAGCAAGCCGACGTGGATGATTTTGTCTATGCAACAGCGGACGACACAATCGCAAAAACAGCGACAAACGCAAACCCCTGCGGGCGTGTAGTCGATTTCAAAACCGGATATTTACTCATAGATTTTCGGCAGGGCCTTCCCAAGACGGCCCTCTCATAAATAACTTAGGAGGATTAAAATGTTAAACGCAAGCCAGATCGTCTCAGCCCAAAAGGTCATGCAGACGATCTTCAATCAGGCTATGGCCGAGATGGTAGGATCGAATGCCTACGCGGCCCTGGCACAACTCGCCACCGAGATCATCTCGACAGGTGCGGAAGAGGACTATAGCTGGCTCGGCGCGATGCCGCTCTTCGAGGAGTGGTTCGGAGATCTCACCGTGGAGGACCTCGCGGAATACGAGTATACGCTCAAAAACCGGCATTTTGCTGCGGCGGTAGGAGTCGACCGGGACGAGATCGAGGACGACAAATGGAATCTCATCAAGCCCCGAATCCAGGGTCTCGCAGTGCGGGCACTGCAGCATCGGGGCAAGCTCATCGAGGATCTCATCTTGAACGGCACGACTTATCTCGCCTTCGACGGCATCGCCTTTTTCTCGGATGTCAGCGCGCCGCGGGTGAACGACAACTTGCTCGCCGGCACGATCTCTGCAGCCACGCCGACGATAGCCCAGGTAGAAGCGGATCTCGACACAGTACGCCAGGCGATGATGCAGTTTGTTGACGACAAAGGCGAAGTGATAGGGCTCGCACCGACCGTATTCGCAGTACATCCCTTGCTGGAGAGGCTCTTTCGCACCGTGATGAGATCCAGCGCGGATCCTGACACCAGCAACGCCGGCGCATACAATCCATTCGCGGAATGGATCAAAGGCGTGGTCGTGCTCCCGAGTGCGTCAGATGTCAATGACTTTTACGCCTTTAGCGTCGACTATCCGGTGAAACCCTACGTGTGGCAGACACGCCAGGGGGTGGAGACTGAGCTCGTGGAGCAGAAGCTCAACCGCAAGCAGATCTTCAAGGGCGACTATCGCGCGAACGCCGGGCTTACGCTTCCAGTTCTGGCCGCGAAGGTCGTTTCGAGCGTCAGCTAAAGCGTAGAGCACAAAACATTACGGGCGGGAGGGGAACTCTCGTCCGTTTATTAGGAAGGAGACAAACATGAAACTGGTCAAGATCAAATACATAGTGGGACCTCAAGCGGGTTTTGAGCACGTAATGAAAGAACAGCTCGCACTGGTACTCAAAAAACGTGGACAGATCGAGATCATCCGGGGATCCTCGGGGCGGAAGAAGAGCACCGAAGAGGGAAACGAAAAAAGCGCAGAGGGACTCGATACCGGAGAGCCCGAGAAGGAATAATCCCTTATGGCGGATTACTGCACGACCGACGATGTTGTCCGGGAATTGCCCAGCATAACAATCGACGTAAATACCAAGCCTTCCACGACGGAAGTCGATCAATTTTGCTCTGACATTACCGCAGAGATGGACGCAAGGATGAGAGCGGTCGGGATCCTGACTCCGATTACGGAAGCCGATGGTCTGAAAGTCCTCGAGCCCATAGCGATAAACGGGGTAAAAGCGAAAGTAGTGCGAGCGAATGTCGAGGGAGAGCAGGAGACGGGGGCGATCTACGAAACGCTGTACCAGGATGCCATGAAGCGAATAGAGCAGCGCCCATCGATCATCCGGGAAACGGATAGTCCGGGTCAACCGGAGGGATCCTCTCGTGAAGATGAAGATATTCAATTCACGAGGACTGGAGTTGAATGGTGAACGTAGCGAAAATCCTGGCGGATTATTTGAAGACTCGAAAATTAATAACTGATTTAATAGGCACACAACATACGACGACGGTGCTTTGTGGTGCCGGAGGTGCAAGCAACGTCAATTACGACGGTGCGTATTTTCTCATCTCTGATGGTCTGGACACCTATTACATCTGGACCGATGTGGAAGATGGTTCGGATGATCCAGGTGGTGAAGGCGGTCCGCTGGAAGGTCTTGGCTATACGGGAATCGAGGTAGATATCTTGACCACTACAGCCGTAGGAGATATCGCTCTGGCAATAGAGACAGCGGTAGAGCTTGCAACGAGTATTGTTGTAACTGTTGATAGTGCGACTTGCACCTTTATTGTTTCGACCCGTGGATATTCGATCCCATCGGAAGATGAGGGCGACTCCGTTCCTTTCACAGTGACAAATGTGCATTATGGTGGAGCTCAAGTTTACTGGCCGAAGGCACCGGCACAGATAGCGAGCTTGCACCTGATTGTAACTCTTATTGACGGGAACCGATATCACAATCTGGATTACGCGGCACCCAGCCTGCAAGTATCGGCATTCGGGAAGAAAGAGGAGGAAGTCGAACAACTCAAAGAGGCGGTGATTGCAGAGCTGAGGGATGGGCGCCATCTAATAAACGGCGTTTTCGTTGTCAGTGTCTATATGGATGATCGGATGTTCGAAGATAAACCGTGGTGGAACGCACCGATTACCGTAGATCTCAGGCTGCAGGAAAGCAACTAATGGCAAAACGAAGAACAAAAAAAAGTCGCATCAAAGTAGATTTCGAAGATAACAGCCCGGAGGTCTTGCGGCGGATCGACAAAAGATTTGTAACAGCTCTGAGAGAACGAGCTCCGGAAATCAAGTCTCGGGCAAAGATAGAGGTGCCGATCGACGAGGGAGATCTACAAAAATCGATTGAGGTAGAGGTCGACGAGGGAAGAGGAGAACTATATCTGAAATCGGGAGGACCGGGAGCGCGACATGCTCATCTTGTTGAATTCGGCACAGTGAAGACGGAAGCGAATCCTTTTATGCGAAGGACTATTTCAAAAACAAGAAGGAAGACCACTCAGATTGTAAAAAAACATCTGAGTGCTCCTTAGACCTAAAAAGAAATACGGGAGGAAAAGAATATGGCATACGGAAGTGTTCATATACCTTCAGGATGCACCTCGAAAATAGGTAACGCCCTAGGGGCTATGACGGATCTAGGAGTACTCAAGGGAGACGCCAATATCGAGATCACTTATGACAAGGTGCGGGTCCTGGGAAGCAAGGCGGAGGTACTCAAGGATTTCATCAAGAACATGGCGGCGAACGCCAGTTTCGAGCTCTATCAATTGCACTTGCCGAACATCGAAAAACTCCTTGAAGGAGCGGCCGAGGTTATAAACACGCCCGGCACATTGCAAGAAGACGTTGAGCAGCAGATTGCAGTCGGTATCTGGCTCTATGATAAGTTCGTTCCATTCGAGAATCAAAATGGAGCCGGAACCAAGCCGACGGTTAATCTCGTGACTGCCTCGCTCGATACGGAGCTCACATTAACCCTGACTTCGGTGTTGGCTGGTGACAAAGTGACCATCAACGGATTGGTGTTCACCGCTCATGCAGATACCACAACTCCGGCCAATCGGGAGTTTGATATCAGCGGCACAGACAGCCAGGACGCGACCGAACTTGCGACATGCATCAACCATGCTACTTATGGTGTACCTGGACTCACAGCAACACCCGCAGCGGAAGTCGTGACACTGACCGTCGATACTCCGTTAGTAACGGGTCTATCGGCATACGCCTCCAGCGCCACCATCGCTATTGACGGGGAACTGGAGCTCGATACTGATTATTTCGTGATGAAAGATCAGGATGGCATATGGGGAATCTATATCATCGATTCGGCTACGATCACTACAGAGTCTCAGATCATCACACTGCTAACCGACTACACACCTGCAGCCAGCAAGACATTAAAGATGGGAACCAAATCTGCAGAGCTCACGCCGAAGATCGTGGAGTTTTCCAAAACCATCAATGGCAAGATTTTCCGGGCCAGGTTGTGGGCTGCTACAAACGAAGAAGGGCTTACTTTTGCTTTTCCGGACTCGGCGGGAGAAGAGCCAGCCTCTATCCCGGTGGTTCTGAAGGGAGGATTGGATAGCAGCAAGGCGGAGGGGGAGCAGCTCATCGAGATATACGATGAGATAGGGCTCACGATGTAATGGGTGATGTAGATCTCGACAAGAAGAAAGAGAGTATTACGATCAAGCTGGCGGAACAGCGATTTACCGTCAAGCGGGTGGTGACCGGAGTGCTTCAGCTTTACGGGGAATATACGCGGGAAGCGGGCGAGAAGCTCGAGCAGATCGGATACCTGCAGGACCGTATGGAGAAGTTCAGCGAGCTCTCACCGGAAGAGATCGAGAAGGCCGATGAGGAACTGAAACAGATCGTAGATGAAGTTGATGAGTTTTCCAAAGGGAAAATCAATCGGCTACTCGAGATCATAGAGCTTATCCTCACGAAGAACGGATACGAATTCGACAGGCAGTGGTGGATCGAAAACGCGGACATGACGGATTACCAGAGTTTCATCAACGCCTGTATCAACAAAGATCTACCCGACGTAAAAAAAAAGAAGACGGTCGGATAGATTGGGACAGGCTGGCCGTCGTTCTCGGTAAGTTCTGGAGCTACATCACGCCGCAATATCTCTTCGGCGAGCTCACGATGAAACAGGTATCGAAGTACATGGCGTTGGTTCCGAAAGAGCTTACCGATTGGGTGATAATTGGGAGAAAGCAGGACCTGTCCTTTCTAGAAAAGGATCGGATCGGAAAAGTGATTAGAAAATATGATTAACGCACAGATCGGAAAGCTTGTCTATAGAATCACCGGCGATCATACCCAGCTCGATAAAGCAATTCAACAATCATCTAAAAAACTTATTGCTGCCGGCAAAAAGATGCAGCAAATCGGTAGCAAGCTCACTCTGGGTATAACCGTTCCCCTCCTAGCAATAGGGACCTATCTCGCAAAGACAGCTTCCGACGCAGAAGAGGTCAGCGCCAAATTCGGTACGGCCTTCCGGGACGTGCAGCAGGAGGCTGCCGCAGCTGCGGAAGAGCTGAGAAAAAATTACGGTCTTTCGAGAATCGAATCCGAAAGATTGCTTTCGGGCACCGGGGATCTGATGAAAGGTTTCGGCGCCACGGGAGCCCAGGCGCTGGGACTATCGGACCAGGTACAAAAACTTGCCGTAGATCTTGCCTCATACAATAATCTCCAGGGAGGGGCTTCACGTGCGAGTCAGATTCTTACCAAGGCCATGCTCGGAGAAAGGGAATCGCTTACAGCCCTGGGAATCAAGATCTCGGAGAATGACGTACAGCAGCGCCTTCTCATCGAAGGGAAAAAGGATCTCGAAGGACGGGAGCTCCTTCTTGCCAAGGCTCAAGCTACCCTGCAGCTCGCTATGGAACAATCGGGCGATGCTATGGGAGATTTCGCGAGAACGCAGGATTCGACGGCGAATCAGGCGAGGACCGCAAAGGCGCGATTCCAGGATCTTGCAGCGACTTTCGGGAAGGACCTGCTTCCAATCGCAAACGATCTACTCAAGACGGCTACAGGCCTGCTCGAGGGTTTCAACGGGCTGGACGCGGGAACTCGAAAGACCATTCTTACATTAGCCGGGGTTGCGGCCGCTGCAGGCCCTGTAATTGGTATCATCGGAAAACTGACAGCGGTTATCGGCGTGCTGAATAAAACCGCACTGTTTGGTCCACTCGGAATGATTGCGGCCGCCGGCGCCGCAGCCTTTGCTATCGGAATGCTCATCAAGAAGGGCAAGGAAGCGAAAATCAGCGCGGAATACGAAAAGATAGCTCTGCGGCTGAAAGAGGCGGCGGATAGCGGAAAAAACCTGGTCGACGAGATCGAGAAGATAAGCAAATACACAGGCCTCACCGTGGATAAGGTGATCGATCTGGCTGAAGAGCACGGGCTGGTCACAGACGAGATCAAGG